CATTACATTTATCATAAGCATCAAATAGAATCAATCATTCCTGAACCACTCATCACTTGGTTGGTAAGAAAAAATATTCCTTCAGATCAAGTAATGTATGTAATTTTAAATGAAGATAAGTATTCTTCAAACGAAGAATTTTCAGCAAGATTACTACAGAAACTTCCTTCTTGGATAATTGGAATTGGAATTGTTTTATGAAATAAATAGTCATAAGTCGCAAGTACTTATGAATCTCTACAAATCTCCAGATGAATATTTGTATAATCTTCATACAAGTTCATCATCAGACGCGAAGAGAATGTGGAGAAAATCAATCAGAGATAAGTGGAATAATCAATGTGCGTATTGCAATTCAACCGAAGAGTTAACTATAGATCATATAATTCCTCAGAGCAAAGGTGGAAGTAATTTAATTAATAATGTAATTTGTTGCTGTACCATTTGCAATCGGGATAAGGCTCATAAGAATTGGGAAGAATGGTATAGAAATCAAATTTTCTTTACAGAAAATAATTATAGTGCTATACTGGATTGGATGATCATAAAAAAAACTGAAAATCTTTGTCGCTATAAGCCAAGAAGAAATAGTGCATCTTAAAACAACTTGACAAATCTGAGAACTTGATATATAATATAACTATACACCATCACGGATCCTGAAAGTACGTTGACCCCAATGCAATTTTTATTGGGGTATATAATTTCCTTTATTTTGTTAATTACAATTTTTATTTCTATTATTTAGTATGTCTTTTACAATTTATACTAAGGATGATTGTCCTTGGTGCGACAAAGCTAAAAATCTTTTAAGATCATTCAATTTAAATTATATTGAATATAAACTTGGAGACAACTTACTTCGTGAAGAGTTTATTGATCAATTTGGAGATAATTCAACTTTTCCAAAAATCTTTCATGATGATGATTTAATTGGAGGATATTCCGATCTTATTAATTGGTTTCGTGAAACGCAATAATGAATGGAATAAATAAAGGGGTTGAACTGATGCTTCGTCCTAGGAGGAAAATACCACGACCCAAAACATTTTTAATAAACTTTGGCAAGATGGTTTCTTTTCTCAGACGAGATATAACCATCTACTTTGAATTTTCCTTAGACATAAGGAACCACCAAGTAGAGGAGCAATCAAATGGAACTCACAGTAGTAACGGCAACATTTAGTGTTTTATTTTCTATATTATTTCTTTTTGTTGGCGGATTAGTGGGATGGATTGCAAAGGATTATTTCTGGAAACAGGTTGAAATCCAGTATCATCCAGAAATGTATGATGAAAATGGTGTTCTACTTCCAGACGAATTAATTGCTGTGAGATTTGAACCGAGTGAGGATTTTTTTGATGATTACGAAGACGATTAAGTAACCACGGAGATGAAATGAAACTGCCTAATAACCCGTTGATTTCGGAAATTTTACAAAAAGTATCAAACGCTAAGACGAAAGAAGAAAAAGTAGAGATTTTTAAAAACTATGAATCCCCTGCTTTGAAAGCTTTACTTATATGGAACTTTGATCCTTCAATTATTTCACTGCTACCTGAAGGTCAAGTTCCATATACTCCAAATGATGCTCCAGTTGGAACAGAGCATACAAGAATTGCAAAAGAATATACAAAGTTTTATCATTTTGTTGAAGGTGGTGACTTTGAAATGGCTCAAGCAAAGAAGGAAATGCTTTTTATTCAAATGATTGAAGCATTGCATCAAGAAGAAGCCGAAGTAGTTTGTTTAGTAAAGGATAAGAAACTTGGAAAAAAATATAGAATCACCCACAACGTCGTTAAAGAAGCCTTTCCCAACATCCAATGGGGAGACAGAACCTGATTCCTCACTTTGGAGTAAGGAGGATAAGGAAAATTTAAAAATTTATGGATTAAAGTTAATTCACGAAAATTGTGATTTATCTGTTAAGCAATCTAAGAATTTGCCACAAAATGCATTAATTGTATCATACAACGTAGAAGATAAACTTTATCATGATATTGTTCAATCCTATGCTAAAGTTAAAGTATTTGATGCATACTATGATAGATTTGGTAAAGATTCTATTCTCTCCATAAACTTGACAAATGGAAGAATTAGTCCTAGACTATATGGGGGTACTAAGCCAGACAGTTCAAAAAAACGCAATCAGGGATGAAAGACAAGCAACTTATACGATTAGTTAAAAATGCTTTAAAGCGAGAACATTTGTATGATCCCGCCGAGATTCAATATATGAAGAGGCAAATGGACAGTGCAATTCTTCGTAAAAAACGTAAAAAATTTATTAAAAATAATTTACTCACTGAATTTAATGAAACCGATAGTAAAACTGATTCAAGTAACACCTAATTCTGAAGAACATATTGCATACTGTGCTCGTGTAAGTAATCCAAAAAATCAAGAAAATAATTCATTTGAAGGATTGATTAAGTATTGCATTCAGCATCAGCATTGGTCAATTTTTGAACATGCATTTATGACTATTGAAATCAATACATCACTTGCAATTGCTACTCAAATTCTAAGACATAGAAGTTTTACATTTCAACAATTCTCCCAAAGATATGCAGATGCAAATTTGATCACTGAAGAGATTCCGATTCCAGAACTTCGTCGTCAAGATAGTAAAAATCGTCAAAATTCAATTGATGATTTGGACGAAGAGGTAGTTTTTGCAATGAATAAAATGATTAGGGATCTTTTTAGGGATGCTCAAGATGCTTATAGTTTTCTACTGGAACAAGGTGTGGCAAAAGAATGTGCTCGGTTTGTACTTCCTCAAGCAACTCCAACACGTCTTTATATGACGGGAAGTGTTCGTAGTTGGATTCATTATATTCTATTGAGAGAAAAAAATGGAACTCAGAAAGAACATATGGAGATTGCAAAACTATGTAAAAATTTATTTTCTACTGAGTTTCCAACAATTGCATCAGCTCTAAGCTGGGCATAAACTAAATATCACGGAGGTTTACCTTGCCAACATATAAGTTTAAAGATCATGATACGGGTGAAGTGTTTGAAAAATGGATGTATATGGCTGAAAGACAACCGTATCTAGAAGCCAATCCTCAAATTACACAATTACCATATGTTCCCAATGCTGTTAGTGGTATTGGAGATTTTCAAAATAAAACTGATGGTGGATGGAATGAAGTTCTTCATAAAGTTTCAAAAGTTCCAGGATCAGTAGTAAAACCTTACAAGTAATTCAATGTCTAGAAAAAGATCTTCGGCTCAGACCGCAACAGGAATTAATATGTCCTCAAAGCAAATGAGAAGGAAAAAACCCATCAACAGCGATCTTCTTATTGACGTTGACCCACTTACAAAAAATCAAGGAAGACTTTTTGATGCATATTCCGAAGGAAAAAATATTTTTGCTTATGGTTGTGCTGGAACTGGTAAAACTTTCATTACTTTATATCTTGCTTTACAAGAAGTTTTAGATATTACTACAGATTATGATAAAATCTACATTGTAAGATCTTTAGTCGCAACAAGAGAAATTGGATTTCTTCCAGGAACTCACGAAGATAAAGCTTCTCTTTACCAGATTCCCTATAAGAATATGGTCAAGTACATGTTTCAGCTTCCAGATGATAATGCTTTTGAAAGTCTTTATACAAGTCTTAAGTCTCAAGAATCAATTAGCTTTTGGAGTACTTCGTTTATCCGAGGAACAACTTTAGATAATTGCATCATTATCGTAGATGAATGTCAAAACTTGAATTTTCACGAACTTGATAGTATAATTACAAGAGTTGGTGAAAACTCTAAAATTATGTTTTGTGGTGACGCCACTCAAAGTGATTTAGTTAGGCAAAATGAAAAAACAGGTATCGTTGATTTCACAAAAATTTTACATGCAATGCCGGAATTTGAGTGTGTTGAATTTGGTATTGACGATATTGTTCGTTCAGGTCTGGTTAAATCTTACATCGTAAACAAACTGAATTTAGGATTCTAATGTTCACCCACCTTAACATTGAGCTTCCAGAAATGGAGGCTAGAACGATTGATAGTGTTCGCTATTATCCAACTCCAGAAGGAAAACTTTATCCATCAATAACTTCTATCACATCTCATTATAACCGTGAAGTTTTCAAACGATGGAGAGAAAGAGTAGGAGCTGAAGAAGCAGATAGAGTTTGCCGAGAATCCACTATTCGGGGTACTAAATTTCACCAAATCTGCCAGGACTATCTGGAAAATAAAGAGATGACTTTTCTGAGTGAAGAAACTGATTTTATGTTTGAAGCTGCAAAACCTCATATTGATAAAATTGATAATATTCACGCAATTGAAAAATCACTTTATAGTGATTATTTTGGAATTGCTGGAAGAGTTGATTGCATTGCCGAATATAATAATGAACTTTCCATCATTGACTTTAAAACATCAGCTAAAATTAAACCTGAAGAATGGATTCAACAATACTTTGTTCAGGAAGTTGCTTATGCTTGCATGTATCATGAATTAACTGGGAAAGTGGTGAAAAAACTTGTTACAATTATGGTAACTCCTGGAGGTGAGGTCAAAGTTTTTGAGAAGAGAAATTTACCAGACTACATTAAACTATTGGTAAAATACACTAAAACGTTCGTACAGGACAAAATACAATGCTATGGATAAAACCAAAGAGTTACAAACTGCTTTAAAGGATAAATTTCTAAGTCAGTCTAAATTTTCTGCTGAAATTGAAAAAATTGTAAAGGATGATAATCTTAACTATATTGAAGCAATAGTTCAATACTGTGAAATCAATAAAGTTGAGCTTGATATAGTTCCAAAACTTTTATCTAAACCATTGAAAGAACGTTTAAAATTTGATGCAATTCAACTCAATTTCTTGCAAAGATCTTCTAAAGCAAAGCTTCCAATATGACACCGTTTGATTGCTACAAAACTTACTTAGCAATTAAGAATCATTTCACTAAGCCAAGCTATGATTATTTTCGCTATTGTGGAAAACTTAAAGTGACTGAAAAGAGTTTCAATAAGAGAACTGATAGATATTTTTTTGAAAAAATGTCTAGAAAAAAATCTGATAGAGAAATTCAAGAATTCTTTCTGTCAAATTTTGTAGAAAGTCCAATAAGTGAATTTCCTTGGATTAAAGAGATTATTGATTCTGGGGAAAAACATTTTTTATCATGGAAGTCTAGAAATGAAAAACTTACTTACAACTTCAAACAGGAGATAGATGATCTATTTTCTGAATATGAATTTGAAAAAGTCTTTGAATGTATGTTGGGTAAACACCCTATACTATTAAAAGAGCACATGATAAATAAAATATCCATTGAAACTATGATAATTCTTGATAACATATTACATTATATCAAAGACTTTGATGCAACAATGGATGACCCGATTTGGGATTCTTATAGTATGAAAATTCAAAAATATAAATCGTTTTTGAATATTGATTATAAACATTACAAAATCATTCTAAGGGAGAAAATTACAAATGGATGACCAACAAAAGCATCTTAAAGCATGTGTTGATCAGCAATCTGAATTGCTGAAAGATATGCAAATTTTAAATACCCAACTCACTGAAAAGAGAGAACTTGCACTTAAGCTACAGGGTATTATTGAATATCTTCAGGGTCAGGGAGTACAACTTCCTGAAAAGGAATCAGTAGCTGAAACTACAGATTCACCAGAAAAAGTAGAGGAGAATGTCTAACTTCTTTAATTCCGAAGTTGTAAAGGGAGAGATTTCTGAAATTAGTAAACTTCAGCAGAATATTTTGGTAAGCACCTTAAAGTTTCCAGAATATTCTGTAAAAGAAAAACTAACTCATGTTTCTCTTCTTCGCAATCTTTTAGAAAAACAAAAA